ATTGCACCAGCAAAATCTACCTGCGCTGCTTCGGTATCACTTACGCTAACAGACTCCGAAACGAAGACCGAAAACGTATTACCGCCCAGTGTGGAAAAGGGCGCTTGTGCGAAGGTTGTTATGCCAAACATGCGCCCTTAACCTTTTATGCTACCGTCAGTTGATCCTCATCAAACCAACGCGATTGCGTTACCTCATCTGCGTCTGTCCATGAAATCAGATACTGCACGTTGCCATCCTCATCCATACGCATGGACTCAACTGGACCTTGGGGCACGATGCCCTTTGTCTTAACTACGTCACCTTTTTTGAACGTCGCCATATCGCCCTCTTTAAGCTGCGTCTGCGTTAAATGTGTAGGTCACGTTGACCGTGTCACCCGAAGCCACGATCTTGTCCCCACCTGTGAAGTCGCCTTCCGAGAACAAAATGCCCGACGTACCAGTCGCTACCGAAGCCAAGAATGCCCCTGCCACCGTGCCCCCTGCGCCAGAAATTACAAACTGCGAAGGTGACGCAGAGTTGCTAATAACCGATGGATCAGCCAGTGTCGGGGTGCCAAACGTCACTGCCTTGCGGTTGCCAGAATAATCAGTGAACTCAGTCCAACCAGCGTGGGTTGCCAGCGTATCACCAGCGTTATAAGTGGTACCCGAACCCGGGCCAGTGACTAGCCCAAGATACCAAGCTGCGCTATAAGTCACGCCCTTGAAGTACTTGTTATTCAAGTCTTGCAGACCTTCGTTGACGACGAGGTTGTGGAAAGTGTCCTCCCACTTTAAATTGCCGTCAGCATCAAAGCACTGCACGTTAAACACCCCGCCCAGACCAACACGAGCGTCGCCTTGCGCGGACTTTCCTACGCCAGCTTGAACAGTTTCACCTAGTTGCGATTTTGCGATAGGCATAATGACCTCTCAAGAAAAACGAATTAACGCCGTCTCCGCCGCATTTGATGGCATAAGGACGGTATTGCGGATTGAACTAAATATCTCTATCACGGATTTACCTTAATCTTTGCCTGACCATCTCGGTACGCATCGCCACGCTCCAGACCTGTACCCAGACGGTTGAGCTGACCAAGTGCCTCTTGGTACTTCTTCTCGTACACAGCGATCAAGTCAGCCTCCCCCTTCAAGAAGATATACGCCTCAACCAAAGTGCCATATAGCAGCACCGGCGAGTAGCTGTCACCAAGCCATGTACGACCATCAGCCGCAACAGTAATCGACTCAGGGTAGTAGTAATAATGCAACTCGACGTTGTACGCAGCATCTGGTGTTGGGCCAAGGATAAAACTCAACTCGTCCGTAATGACGTTGCTTGCCACAGTCGGGCCAAACAGCGCGTAGTACTTAGGCAGCCCTTCCCCTGTTGGATTTGGATATACCGCACGGATAAAGTTCACATCCTTGTTCAGCAAGTACTCGTAGTTGCCAGTACCGTCAATCACTGCCATCGAGAAGACTGACAAAAAGTCGGATGGGCATGACAAATACTTATTGCCGTCTGTGGTTACGCCTGTGACGTTCTTACGAAGTGCAGGAATCTGCACCGTGTTGTAGATGCGCTCTTCAGCCTGCGTGATAAAGAAATTAATCTGATTCGTACCATTAGACGTGGTAACGCCAGTCCCTGCTACGTTCGTCCAAGTATTCGTTGGAAAATCGTTTTGCAGGTAGTTTTTAACAGCTATAAATAGTTCGTTATAGGTCACGGCTACCTCAGACTAGTCTAATTAAAGCAAACGTCGGGTTATCCGCTGGCAAACTAATGACAAAGTTCTCGTTGTTTGTCGTTTGATTCCTACCGAAATCCAGCACAAACATGGCTTTGTTAGCCTTAGTGCTGTTGTAAATTAATGCGCCTCTAGTAGTAAACGAGGTTCCAGCCCATGTTGGATTATCGAAACTAACGTACGCAATATCGTTGCCAGAAGAGACTGTTACGTTAGCTAACGTATTCCCGCCTTCTGTATATCCCGTCCCTACAACTTCATCCGTTGTTGAATAGACAGTTGTGGATGGCCCTAAATTAGCTAATGACGTGTACAAAGCAATCTTTAAGACATCCGTCTCAAGATCGTGTTGTCCAAGAAGCAATTGCTCCTTAAAACTAGTCGTCCATGTCTGAGTAATGGCCATCTATAACACTTATGAAATTACTATGGTCACTGGAGATAAAATACCACTTGCAGTCAATGGCGCAGCCACTGGGGCAGGCTGCATTCCTACTGAGGCAAATGTCGAATCTCCTCCTTGCCAAACCGATACTTGAACCGTTGAAACAACATCTGGGCGAGGTTCATATACTGCAATTGGCTCATTAATACCACGTTTAGGCTCTAATTGCGGGTGTTTTGGCTCATAACACTCTGGACAAACCTTGAACCCCGTCCACTCCTTCTTTAAGACATTGTACGGATATCGTTGGCCACACTGATCACATATGGCTAACGAGTATTTGCCAGTTGCATAACCGGCCATATCAATACCCTAAATCTGGCGTTAAATACACGCTGGCAATGTCCCGATCTTCCTGTGCCGCCCGCGCAAACTCTTCCTCATACAACTGCTTCAACATAACTGTACGCTCTGGGGCCTTTTTTAACGACAAGTAATAGGCCAACCCTGCCGTCAAGCAAGGCAAAAAGCGGAACACTATGTCTGCTGTATTCGTATATGCCCCAACATCCTGAATGCGCCGAACAGCGTAATACCGGAAGATGTAAGGCTCCGAATTATCTGGAGCAGGATAAACAAAGAGTTTTGCACTGCTTGTACGCTGGACGTAATACTGCGCAGGACGCGCTTGCGTATTCTTATTTGGCAGGTGTAGGTATTCGTTTTGGCTGATGCGATCAATCGTAATATCTTGTTGCGTCTGGCCAGAACCTGTACGAATAACTGCCGACAAGACATTAACGGTGTCCGAAGGCAACGTATATTCCGCCTGCCCAAATACCATTGTCACTTGGCGCTGCTCAATCGTCCAAAGATTAAGGCCCCTGTTGGCCCACTCAAGGAACATCAAATTCAATGAGCGCCGAGCAGTCTTGAGGTCGTAACCAGTGCGAGACTCTAGTCCGCAGCGCTCATAGGCTTCTTCAATCAGGTCATCAAATTCCAGATTGAAGGTAGTTGTTCCAGAGGTTGCCATTATCCTACTTTCCAGTTTGTACCGTCTGAATATACGGGCGTTTTTACAGCACCACCAGCGGCAACAGTTGAACCAAAAGTTGGAGACAACGCATCTGTAACAAACGCTCTCGTACCCGCAAGAGAGGCAGAAGCGCTAGGCAGCGTACCTACGGTTAAGTTTGTAAACATTACGTTATCCACATTTATACGTTGGGAATAATTGATTGCATTTAAACTTGTTCCCGCAAAAGTAGAGTTAGGTTTATCGTAAACAAGGTTCAAAATACTGTAAAAACCAGCAAGACTTATTCGTTCTACATCGTTTGCCGCTGAATTTAAAACAAAACTGTTGGCTAAAGTAATAAAACTGCCAGCACTTGAAGTTACAGCGTTAGATGCGGGACTTGCCGCGAAAATAACAGAACCATCAATTTGCAAAGTTCCAGCCGTTACGCTTGGGGTAATAACTTGGTAGCAATCTTTAATTAAAACATTGGCGCTTGCATTAGATACCACTACAGCCCAACACTTGTTTCCTACAATAGAAACATTACCAGCACCAGAAATCTGAGTACCTAAGGTGCATTGAAGTTCGCTGTTAATAATTTCAACATAATTTGAACCTGATTTAATAACTCTTGTGTCTACGGTACAGTTTGAAATGTAGGTGTTACCAGACCCTGTAATGGTCAAATTAGTTAGTTTAATGCCACTAACACGAGCCGCCGCAGACAGTGTCAATGTTCCAGTAATTTGCGTGTTAGCACCAGTGAGTTCAAAGGTTGCTATTGTTGTGTTTGTTGTAGTTACTGTGGGGCTTTCTGCATAGACTCCCGGATGCACAATAACAGTAAGGCGAGTTGCAGTTTGTAATGTTAACGCTTTGGTAATTGTGGCAACGGGATTAATTAAAGTGCCATCACCTGTGGTATCGTTACCATCAGCATTGCTAACATGTATTTCTCTGGAATATACAGAGTAATTACCAACAGATTTGCCTGTACCGCCAGAAGCAACAGCCAAGGGAGTTGTAAGCGTTATATCGCCAATAAAACCGTTAGATGAAACTACTGGCCCAGAAAAATGAGAGGCTGCCATTATGCAGCCCCCTTGGAGGTGGGTAGCTTTTCGCCACGACCAACTGCTAGGGATGGGGTTTTCTTTTTAGTTGCCATTTAGCATCCTTTTTTCTTTGCCATCCCACCCGAAGCATACTTAGTGCCCTTAGAACCACCAAATCTGCTTTGATTCAACCCAGCTTTTCCGCTGTGCTTGACGTTAGGTGTGCGCACTTCTTTAATCATCTTGCCGATGTCTGGGTCTCTACGACTAGGCGTAACCGCATCACCTACGCGGTTAATACTTCCGCCCTTTGCAAAGGTCATCCCCTTGCTGGTTTTACTGAATTTCTTCGCCACTTTGACAGGAATGCCTACTTTTTTCGCAAAAGCTGGGCTATGCGCTGCCGCATCCATCAACTTCTTCTGTTTTGCGCTTTTAGCTGGCATTTTTAGTTTCCATCAATCGGTCAAGTTTCGATTCCAATCTATCTAACCGGTCCAAAACACGGTTGATATCCGTATGGACCTGATCCTTTGTCACATACTCTTTGGCCATCTCTTCACGAGTGCGATTGATCAGCACCTGTAGGCGATGAACTTCGGCCGACTTTTCTTTCAGAATCCACCCAATCAAGCCAAGGGAAACTGAAAGCACCGTATTCCATACCATGACTTCCATTTCAGCACTTCCACCGTTTTCTGGCCTG